GTATCGTCATATTTACCCGCCAAACCCATCAGATCGCGGCTATCTACGGCTATCGTATCGGGCACTACTAGCCCGCCGTTTCGCTCATAGCCTAAATCTATAAGTTTAAGAAAAAAATCCCTAGCCTCTACGCCCGTCATCGCACTTAAAGCCTTATTACTACCGCCAGTAAAATCTTGTTTTTTTACCGCGCCGTTAGTTAAAAGCCCCGTTACGCGCTTAACCTTTGCGTGTCCTATTAGCGCCGTTTTCTGCATAGTTAAAAGGGCTACGCGCTCTAAATTTCTAAGCTTCGCGTCATCTAGGTTTATATCTAGGCGCGCAGCTCTAGCTACGGCTTCGGTGGTATAAATAGCCCCTTTAGCCCAAACTAGGCAAGGCGCTTTTTTGGCATTTATATAAACGTCCTCGGTCTCTAGGCTGGTAGTATTTTCATCTATTAAACCATTATCTAAATCTTGCGTGCCGTCGGTTTCACCGTATTCTATCTCGTCTGCGTTTTCGCCACCTTTGCTGGTTATGCTCATAAATTTAGCCAGCTGTACTTCTGGATATTCACGCTCTTTAAAGCCCTCGTTAAACGTAGCCGCCGCAGTCGCTAGCTGGCTTAAAATTTCCTCGTCTCTTATTTTCATATTATTCCTTTCTCATTAGTTTAATAAGATCGCCCGCTACGTCGGTAACGTAGAATTTATCTTTTGCCGCGGTTAGCGCTAGCGTTGCCGCTTTAGCTACTTTGCCCGCGTCTGCGCCTACCGTAGCTTCTATTTGGATCGTATCACACACGGCTAGCCCGTGATCCTCTTTGCCTTGCACCCAAATTTCTGCCCCGTGCGGTAAGCTCATAACGCTTAAAACCTCGCCAGGTTTATTCGCGATTTTTACACCTACTTTTAGCGTAACGCCTAAAATATTATCGTCGCTAGCGGTTAATTTAGCCGCGCCGTTGTCCTTAACGCAAACAAATACGCCAAACCCGATGTCGTCCGTATCCTTATTTACTACCGCTTTTGTTATAACCGGGCTTTCGCCCACTCTCGTTACTTGTCCTGCAAAAGCTCTTTTGTCTAAATAGCCCATTATTTACCTCCAAATTTTTTATTTAAATCAATTTTGTTTGGTTTAGCATCGTAAAATTTATCTAGTACGCTGCCGCTGTTGTCTTTATTTTTAGCACTTACACGCATACCCATATAAATATCTTTAATCTCGCTATCGCTTAGCTTTTTAAGCTCACTAGCCTCAAATGCTTTACTATCTAGGATTACCGCCTCATAAACACCCCTAGCGTTCTTAGCGTCGCTTAGTTTTACGTGGCTAAAATTTGCTTTAGCGTCGGTTACGGCTTCAGTTGTTGCTGCCTCGCCTTTTAGCTTTTCGATTTCAGCCTTTAGCTCTGCGTTCTCTTTTTCTAACGCTTCAACTTTAGCTTTTAACTCTGCAATTTCTGCGTTTTCGTCTGTGCCGTCGCTATCTTTTACGCTTTTAGCCTTTACATCTGCTAGCTCGGTTTTTGTTTTTTCTAGCTCAGCGGTTGTTTCGTCTAGTTTTGTGCTAACTTCCTCAGCACCACTTAATGCTTGCTCTAAAAGATCAACTAGCTCATTGTTAGCCTCATTAGCTTCCTCTACTTTCTCTTTACCAACTTCGTCGTTGTCTTTAAACTTTTTGGCTGCTGTCAAAGCGCCTTTTAATTTATCTATGAATTTCATTTTTATCCTTTTGCTATCACCTAATTTACAATCTTTACCAGCTCGCCCCTCGGCTACTACCGCCAAATGATTGCCCCTTATATTCGTTTGCCAAATTTTCCCATCACGCTCTATTAGTTTGCTGTCATATCCGCAACTTACCTCCTTTATTCCTTGTTCTTTAATAATTTTGATCGCTATTTCATCGTTTATATATGCGTCGCCTACCAAAAAATCCCCCTCACGGCGCACGTTTTGAATATGCCCTATCGCTGTATCTTTCCAATTCTTAGCCGTTACGTCGTCATCTGGGTGTGTTAGCGTTAGCGGCTTACCCTCAAAGCTTTTTATTGTTTCAGGACTAAAAACTTCTTTTTCATCCCGAAAAACTTTATACACCTTGCCACTAGTGCGTCCTATTTCCTCGCCTAGGTATTCCATAGGCTGGGTACTTGCCATTTTGGCTTTTGTTACTATGTAGCCGTCATCATTTATCTTAAAATCCATTTATACCCCTATGATTGCTTTTGCAAAACATCGGCATTGTATATCAACGCCAGGCTTGCATTTCGGCTTGTCCGCTTCTCGTTTTATCCACGTTTTGCCGCCATCCTTGCTATATACACTATCATCATCAAAACGACATAAAACGCCTTGCATGTTCGCGTGCGTGTGTCTTACTCTTTCATCTTTAGTCGTTTGCCAAATATAAAGCTTTACGCCTAGATTTTGCATGCGTTCTTGGTCTAGTTCGGCGTTAATTTTTGCCGTCTGGTCTCTAGCTATTAACCTAGCCCTGCTTTTGCTTACGCCCGTGCGTTCGTGTATGATCGTGGCTAAATTTTCAGCCCTGCCATTTTTTAAATAACTCTCTCTTATTGCTTTTTCCACATCGCTTAGATAGTCATTTTTTACCGAGGTTATTAAACTCACGTTTTTGGCTACGTATTCGTCTAGTTTTGCTTTTACGGCAGTATCTCCTACAAGTGGCGTTAGGTCTATATCCGTGCCTTTTTGCACGTTTTGGATTAGTCGCTCTTTATTTGTTTCATTTACTGCACTAACTACGCCTCGGCTTAGTCTTTTTGCGTAGTCTAATGTGTCGGCTTTTCGTAGTCCGTCTAGTATTTGGGTTGTGTGTTCTATTATTTCGGCGTCGCTAGGGTTACCAAGCAAAAACGCTCTAAGCCTTTTTAATAACGCCGTCTTTAAAGAGGCGATTAGTAATAATAAGGCGTTGCGATATTTAACCTCTGCGCGCTTGCTAGGCTGTACTGGTTTAAACTCTTTATTGCGTTTCTTGCTAAATAGTTCAGATAAGGTCGGTTTCATCGGCTGGCTCGTCTAACTTTTGGGCTAATAGCTCGGCTTCGGTTATATCCTCTAGGCTTATATTCTTAATCAAGCCCTCGTCTTTTAGCTCTTTTAAAATTATCGCCTCGGTTATTACGCCCTTATCTAGCAAATTTCCAAGCGCTGTGCTTTTTACGTTTAAAATTTCGGCTTTTTCTTTGTCGTTTAGGCTGTCTATGCTGTAAAAGTCGTATTCTATGGTTTCGCCTAAAATAAACGGATCAATAAAGTCATAAACTGGGCGCAATAACGTGTTTTGTAATTCGCTTATCGTTTCATAATATGCTCTGTTGTCTTCTTCGCCACTACTAAAACCGCCAGCACCCTCGCCAAATAGTATGCTAATAGGGCGGTTTAATGCTCCAGCCACGACAATACAACTCTTACTCCAAAGCTCGGCTATACCAGTTAGATTGTTTTCCTTTGTTAAATAGTCGTCTTCCATATCCATAGCGATTGCGTTGGTGTAGCTTTTGGCTTCATTTATTAGCCTTAGCCGTTTTAGTATCTCTCCCTCGTTGCCTGTTGCTATTTGCTCGTTATATCCGTGCATTTTATAGACATCTATTTTGCACTCCTCGATCAAGTCGCTAACGCTTAGTGTGATAGTGTCAAACATCTTTATCACATCAAGGGCGGTGGCTATATCGCTTATGCTTTCACGCTGTTTTACGCCGTAGCTCTTAATGCCCCCTTGCACTATACAAAGACGGCTAACGTGAGCTTTAACCCCCTTTACATCATAAAGGCTAGGTCGGTTAAATTTATGCTCTGCGTTTCTTGCTTTAAATTCGCCCTTGCCAAATACGATAAATTGTTTAATTGTTTCATTTGGCATTAATGGGAGTTGATAGGTTTCCTCGCTTGCGTCTGTCACGGCTAATATTGCCGCTTCGCCATAAAGTAAAACGTTAAAAAGCAGGTCTTTAATAATGCCGTCTATTTCTAGCTTATTGCAAGCATCGTAATACTCTTTTTTGCGTTCCTCGTCTATATCGTCCCAGTCGATTTCACGCCCCATTTTTAACATATCGCCTATGGTCTTTTTAATGTAGCGTTTGGCTATCCAGCCGTTGTTATAAGCGTTTAAAAGCTGTGCGTTTGTGACTATTAACGGCGTATAATCTCTATTCGCCGTCATTTGCCCCATTTTAGTTACTAGGTTTTCTAAGCTATCGGTTATTTTTTGTCCCATTATTCCGCCTTTTATTTTTGATTAATAATAAGGCGTTTTTAGGCGTTAGCTTCGGCTTGTGATGTGTCCCCAAATTGTTGTTTTGCTTTTTATTAGTGGTTCTAAGGCGTAACGTAATGCGTCTATGTAGTGGTTATTTTCGTCTAGTATTTGTGGCAATATATCGCCGCTATGTGGATCGGTTTTGTAGCTGTATAGTCTAAATTCTCGTGCCGTTTCTACGCAGCGCTCGTGTATTATGATTGCTTCAAAACTACGTATAAACTCTATGCCGTCTTCTATGCTGCCTTTGCCTTTTATTGTCGGCGTTATCATACTTAGTCCGTGCCTTTTTAAATAGCTTATGCTTTCAGGGCGTGCGTTGTCGGCTCTTATTACATATTTATGTATATTTTCGATACGTTCTTTTAAAAACTCTGCCGTATAATCAAGCTCTAACCCTACCGCTCCAGCTTCGTGGCTTATATAAAGTTTGCGATCGTGTATATAGCACCTTATCGCCGCTGTCGGATCGTTAGCAAAACCGAAGTCTAAGCCGTGATAAGGGTTGCCTAATCCGTCCGTATTAAAACTCTCTACCCTAAATTTGCCTTTGAAAATTAGTGCGTCGCTCTTAGTGTTATACCCGCCTAGCCATATATGCTCGTAAGTGCTAGGATTAAACCTGCGGTCGTATTCTTGCTCATTAAATAGCTCGGTTGGCAAAAAAGGGTTATCGCTAAAATTCGCGTGTATTAAAATATAATCGGTTGCTTGGTTATCCTGCATTTGTTTAAAAAAGCTATCCACTGCGTCCGTTTCGTTTTCAGGGTTCCAACTAAACCAAAGCTCCGAATTTTCTTTGCGTATAGTTGGTCTTAAAAGCTCTAGGCTTCGCTTGCTTAGGTTTTGTGCTTCCTCTACCCACGCAACATCAAAGCCCTCTAGTGATTTTATACTATCGGCTGTATGGTCTTGCATACCTTGAAAAATTATTAACCCATTGCCACGCTTAGCTCTGATCTCGGTTAGTGTTATCTCAAAATATTCACTTACGCCTAAGCTGTTTATCTTGCTTTCTATTAGAGCTTTTGATGAAAATTTTAGCGATCGTTGTATTTCCCTTATACAAACGATGCGAGCGTCTGGATTGATTAGCATTGTTTCGATTATACACTCGGCGAAAAAGTGGCTTTTACCGCTACCACGTCCGCCTTTAGCCCCTTTGTATCTTTTGTTTTTTAATAGTGGCTCAAATATAGGGGCGGTGTTTAAGTCTATTATCATTTATCCAGCTTTACTATTGTTCGCCTAATTTCGGTTACTTCGTTTTGTTGTGCGTTGGTGTTATTAATAATCGTTTGTGGCTCTTTGCCAAATATGGTCTCTTTATTTCTAGCGGTTATCCTGCTGTGAGCTTCAACGTCTGCTATCTTATCGCTCATCTCCAGCATTTCATCGGCTATTTTCTGATTTCTAAGTGCTGCGTTCTGAAAATATAGCAAATGCTTAGTCCTTTCATCTACTATTCGCTCTATACTATTCACTTCAATTTGGCTTTTGCCCTCTAACGCCCTATTTGTCGCTATCGCAGTATTCACTAAAGTATTCACTATCTCTACATTTTCTTGCGGGATATTTTTGCATAGCTTATTAATAGTCGCTGGGCTTAGCTTGTAATTTTTTGCAAGTTGATTTTGGCTTATCCCTGCTTTATAATCGGCTATTATTTGCTCTTTTGTTTTGTCGGTTAATTTTAATTTTCCCAATCTCTACCCCTAAAATAAAGTCAGTTGTTGATATTTTTTCTTTTTATATTTGCGTTTAGGCTTTGTGCTTAAATATTTACTTTGGCACATCTTTTGCCTACTTGCTGTCATTCTATGTTTTAACACCCAATCCAAAAATTCTTTAGGCGTATTTAATAGCGTGTTAAGCTCGGCTTGGTATTTTTTTACCTCGCTTACTCTTAGATTATTAATAACGGTTTCGTCCGTATAGGGGCTATTTAATACCTCCCTTATTAAAAACGAAATTTCCGTTAACTAATAGTGATCCTCTCTATTTTCCCAGTCTGGGTAAAATTTATCAAGCACGGCATAAAATACGTCTAAATGTTTTAAATTAGGCAAATCCATTTTTCTAATAAATCCTAAACTCGCCCTCTATTACTCCAATGGCTATTTTTCTCTCTAGTAGTTTTCGTTTCAGCTTGAAAACGTCCGTTTGCATTCCCTTTACGTCCTCTATTATCCTCTTGCCGTTTTTAAGACGATAGGTAAAATCTGCTATATATCTGATCTCTCTCACAGTTCTATAGCCTTGCCTTGTTGTTTCATCTGATATGGCAAAACTAGGCATTAGCACAAACGGCACTTGGCGGTTTAGCTCGCTTATCTCTCCAGCACGTTGCAAGGTTTCTAGCTCTTGATTTCTACGCCACTCTTTGGCACTATCAAAACCTTTGGTCTTGCGATTGTGGTATTTATTTTCGCTTCGTGTTAATCTCAAAATAGCCCCCTTGTTTCTTCGTCCTTGTGTTTCTCGTTCCACTTTCTCATTATTTCAAGCACTCCGCTTGCGTCCTTACGGCTTATCTCAAAGCTATCAAGTATCTTTTTATTTTCGTCTGCTACCTTTGCGATTATGTTCGCTCCGCTTTCGGCTATCGTGATATATACGGCTTTCATCTCACGCCCTCTTTGCAATATTTACCGCAATGGCAGATAGCCCAAGCCTTAGCCTTGCTCTTGCCCCATCGCTCATTTTTATCGGTGCGTCTGGGTCAGTTGGGAGTAAATTTGTGTTATTCGCCGCTAGCTGGGCTTGTTTTACCTCGCTTTCTCTTGTTTTGATTTGCACTACGCCTATTTTTTCTTGGTGCTCTAGTAGATATTCAAACAAGTGTGTTTCTTCACCGCTTGTTAAGCGTTGAAATACGCCGTTCTCTAATACACACTCATTTCTTAATACGCCGTTTGTATCAACCGAAATTATCGTGCTTTCTAAAAAGCCACTACCAGTTCCACCATTGCAAAGCCTTGTGCCTCTGTAAATTTCTTTACAAAACGCCGCTAGTGTATCTAAGTCGTTAAAAAATCTAAGTCCCTTTTCTCGCATTTTTAAAAACACGATCTTGCTCCACTCCATAGTTGCACGAAAAAGTAAAGCGTCTGTGTTTTGGTATTCTTTGCGATACTTTTCAGCAAAGACTGAAAAATTAATTAGCTCGCTTGTAGCCACATTTTTTAAAAGCAAAGAGTATTTTGCTAGCCTCGCAGGTGTTAAAAATCCTTTGCTGTCGCCATATAGTTCGCAAATGATTTGTTCTCTTTCACTCATAGCGCCATTTTCCTTTCTCCGCTGATTATTTCGTTCGCCACTCTCTCAAAGTATGCATCATCCATTTCGCCTACCACCATTGTTTCTCTTACGGCTATGCTGGTATTGGCTGGTGTGTTTTTACACTTGCCCCCTCGTTCTCTTTCTGTGCGATCCCAGTTTCTCATAGCGGCTTGCCAGTCTTTCATCGGATTTTTGCCAACTACCCAGCCTTTGCTTTCGTAGAAGTCAAAAAAGGCTTCACAATCAATTAGGGTTAAATTTGCTTTTTGCTTGTAGGCGATTAGTTCATCTAGCGTTGGCTTTTGAAATCGTTTCGTTGGTTTTTTTCTCGTCCTCGCACGCACGCACGCACGTAGAAGCGTTAGCTTCTTCTATCTCTATCTCTAACTCTTTCTCTAGGGTTACGTTTTCGTTACCGCTCGTTACTGCGCCGTTACAATGTAACGCTTTAACCTCTTTTTGTTTAGCTCTAAATTCCCTAACTCTCTTTGCGCTGTCGCATTCTTTGCCACTTAGGCTTGCTGCTTCGGGGAGTCTCACATCTTCGCCTTCGCCTTTTTGCAATAATCCCAAACTCTCAAAGATGGCCATAGCGGCTTTGACATTTATCTCTTGCTCCCTTATTTTTAGTGCGATCTCGGCTTCTATCGTCGGCTCTATACCATCAAAAAATATAACACCGTCATTATCTAGGCTTTTTAATAAAAGCTTAAGATAGATGCAGGTGTAAGTATCTCCACCAGCTACGCTCCTTATTTTTAAAATTTTAGGATCGTCGAAAAAATCTTTTTTTAGCTTTAGCCAATAATACGCTTTACTCATCTTAGCCCTTTCCAAATTTCAAAAAAATGCGTCAAGTATCGCCATAACACAAAGAGCCACTAAAAGATATAATGGAGTATTCATTACGCTATCCTTTCAGTGGGTTTTAGTATTGATGTGCTGCACCCACTTATCACGTCTTTTTTTGATCCGATTTCGATCAAATAGCCACGCTCTACTAGCTCATTGACACGTCCGCAGACGCTGTTTATCGCTACGTTATACCAACGCGCTATTTCTTGCCTTGTCGCACCCTCTTTGTGCTCACAAAACATTTCATAAACGGCTCTACGTTTGCCGCTTAGCTCAGGTTTTATTTTGTTATATGCCTCTAGGCTGTTATTAGCTATCATTAAACGCTCCTTAAAGCTATCTTTCAGATAAGCCCTTTTAAAATTTCTAAGCGACCAAGCCAAGAAATCCATAAAAAGGACTTATATGACAGATAAAGAGATAGTTTTAGAACTCACAAAAGCTTTACTAGAAAAGCAATCACCGGCAAGTGGTGTTTTTCTTGACCCTGCCAAATACAGCGAAGCGGTAGCCGAGATTTTTAACACCATTGCTGAAAATATTAAGCCTGCACTAGACAAGCTCAAAGATCATAATTAGCTCTCATAGAGCAGTAACTAGCCAACATTTTTACCATCTTGGCTTGGTCGTCTTGAGGGAGTTTGTTTAGCTCCTTAAGCATCTTTTTAAGCGACTTTCTAAAATCTTTGTTTTTAACTTTCTCGACTAGGCTGTTACTTGCTATCATTTTTAGCCTCCTTTTGCTTTAGCTTGGTTTCTTGTTCGGATAGCCATTTAGGGAATTCTTTACCCCATTTATTAAATGGGACAATCCGCCTATTACGATTTCTAAAATTTGGGTTTGGCTTTCTATTGCCATTCATAACGCTTCTAGGCATTGACGTTTTGCCATACTCTTTCAATAGTTTTTTTCTAATAGTTTCTCTTAAATTTTTCATACGCCAATGATACAATACGTGTCTTTATATTTTTCTTAAAAAGAAACCAAACGTGTTTTTATTTCTTGTATAATGATACAAACAGTATCTAAAAGGAGACGTTATGGCGTTGGCTGAAATACTCAAATACTATTTGAATAAAAGTGGTGACACGGCAAAAAATATTGCCGAAGAGTTAGGCGTAACTAGGGCAGCTGTAACTAATTGGAGCAACGGCATAAGAAGTCCAAAAGACGCGGCTCAGTATAATGCTCTATCTGATCGCATGGGAGTTCCAGTTGATAAGCTTCTGGATGATACTTTTTTGGAAGACCACGAAATAGCAGAGCTTTTTTCTAATGATATTAAAAATAAAAAATGGCAACTTAAAAGAATTAAAAATTTAATTACGATTAACTATTATGAAGACGTTGAAGCTTCTGCTGGCTACGGCGTAGTTAATGCAGAAATAAAGCCATTGCAAGTAGATGTAAGCCCTGAATTTTTAGAAAATGTCTTATCTATTCCTCACTATGGTGATATTGATGTAATCAAGGTGCGTGGCGATAGCATGGAGCCTTTTGTGAGTGACGGTGAAAGGGTAGTCATAGAGCGCGAAGCGGAACCAAAAAATGGGGATGTAGTAATAGCGAATTATAATGGCGATATTTATGTCAAAAAATTTTTCAAGAAGCCTCCAAAAAAATATATAAAGCTAAGTTCAATGAATAGTTTTTATCCTGATATTGAGCTAGAGGGTGACGAGGTTGATAGCCTCATTATTGTTGGTGTAGTTCGTGCCAAATTTAATCTAAAAATTAAGCTTTTTTCATAATAGTCGATTTGTGAATGGAGGCTGACTTCTTTTAAAATGGTAAAGGTTATAAGAATAAATAAGGTGCATCTCAACAATAGAGCCGCCAGACTAAGAATGGTTCGTAGGAGCGAATAATCTTTAATTTATTATACAAAGGAGGATAAAAAATCAATAATACTAAGTTAAATTTCGGCTTCTCTAATGAGATAAAAACAACAAAAAGATAAGGATATAAAAGATGTCAAAATTTAAGTGCAAAAACTGTAATGCTGAAATACAGGATATTGGAGACGAGGTTGAAAAAGCAGAAATTTATGATCAATATGAAACAGGGTATATTGCAAAAAATGTCGTGTGTCCCAAATACGGACACGAGGATGACTATGTATTTTACGAGAATAACGATACCGGAGAGATTACAGCCGTAATATAGTAAAAATATTATATTAAAACGCAAAAAAGGAAAACCTATGACACGAAAACAATTTAAACTTATATATGATGAAGTTTCTAAAAATGGCTATTATTTTAATGGACAAAGAAGTTTTATGGATTCTTTTACCTTTGATAAAGAGTGTGAAAAATATGGATTTGTTCCAATAAATACTTTACTGTTTGGTGATTTTTATCACAATGAAAATGCCGATGTTTATATGATATATGATGTGGATAGACTTGAACACCATGAGGCTAAAAAAATAATGGATGAAAAATTTGGTTAACGGCGCAAAAACGAAATTACAGGGGTGAGGGAGTAAAAGAATAAAACAACAAATGATATTAACATAAAAATAAAGTTTTATAAAGGTCTAACGTTTGAGGATTATGGGATAAAGTAAGGGTGTTTTGACACCATGTGATAAATTTTAAAAGGAATACGATATGACAGAAAAAGAATTCAAAGAGAAATATGATGAGTTGGTCAAAAATGGCTATTTTTTTATAAATCATAGAGCTACATTCAACTCTCTTGATTTTAACAGCCTTTGTGCCAAATTTAATTTACCCACAATCAACGTTAAAGAAATTGGGGAAAATTATAGTAACGAATATAGTGATATGTATATGTTTTATTCTGAGGATAAGCTTAGCTATTATGATGCAAAAAAAATTATGGATGATAATTTTAGATAAAAGGCTTTTAATATGGATATAAAATTTTATTTTTACAAGGTAGTTGGGGATATTGATAAAAATTTGTTCGATTATAGCTTAGAAAAATATTTTTCTAATGGGCTATCTTTACAAGACGGGCTAATCGCTATCAACGAAAATAAAGGGTTTTTAGATAGTGTTAATGGTGAAAAAAATATTTTTATATTTCAAAAATTTAGAAAAGACTTTAACCCTATTATTAAAGATGAAGTAACTGGAAAAACACGTGAGATAAAATTAAACGAGACAGAATATATCATAGAACAAAATTATCTTTTTTGGGATTTTGAAAACAATATCATCATATATCAAAAAACTTCTAGTGGCTTTAATACTACGGCTTTTGAAACGTATATAAAAGAACTATTAAAAGGAAAATTTAAAGATGATTTTTTTACTCTAAAACCCATAATATCTCATAATGGCTATGAAAAAATCATAAACTCTAATATTATAAAAGCCTATGATATTGCTTTGGCTAGCCCATCGATAAAAGTTTTACAAGAACTAGGGTTTGATGATAAAGGTATATTAAAAATAGATGATGATGATCTAGGAAAAGTTGAGATAAAAATAACTGCGAAAAAAGGCAGGGGCTTATTTAGTGTTGATACTTTTAAAAGCTTATTGGGGAATAAAGAAAATTATAGTAAAATGCGAATAAAGACATCAAATTCTTATTTAAAAAGTGGTGTTTTAATTGATTTGCTAGATGAGTTTTACACGGTATCTATGAGCGTAAGGGAAAATAAAAAGCGTGTTGCGCCTGAAGACATGCTTGTCGTCATAAAAGACGTTTATGAAAAACATATACAAGAGATAATGGATTTATCAAGATGATAGATGTAGATTTTATTTATTCTAATTTAGATAAGCTTTTTACTATAAGCTTTACCATGCTAGCCTTTGTTATTGCTGCTATTACTATATTGCAAACTATTAGCACTGGGCGAATAGCAGAGTTTCGAGAAACTGGGCTTATTGATAGCGTTATAAGGCGATACAATAGCTCTATATGTTGGAATTTTATTAGTGGCGTTGTTATATGTTTGCTTTGGTTTATCCGCCCAAATTTTATGGGGGATATTGCCAAAATAGTTATTTGCGTTATATCTTTTTTGTTGTTTCTTGTTGCAATTTTTAAAACTTACGACGCATATAGATTTTTAATATACTTTGTTAAAAAGCAGTGATCCGTTCTATCCTCTTTGTTTTTATCCCTCTATCTCTCTTTGCCTTTTAAGCCAAGGTCGTATTTAGAATGCTTCCCACTCATTAGCCTTGTAAATGCCTAGTATGTAAATAACCTCATCATCTATCAAGTAAGGTATTACATAACCTTTAAAAATCAAGTCGCGAATGCTCTCATCGTTAAAATTAATAGACTTACGACAAATAAAAGGCGTCTGTGCTGTGCGTTCTATCTTTGCGATAAGTTCGTTTCTAAACTCTCGCGCTCTGTTTAGGCTGTCTTTGGCTATGAAGTCAAACGCAGCTTTTAATTCGTGGTTAAAACGTGCTGTGCGTCTAACTACCATTTTTCCATCTCGGCTTTTAACGTTTCTAGTGGATAGGTTTCAAGCTCTCCGCGTCTGATAGCTTCAATATCCGCTTCGTAATCGGCTATCCTTTGCTTCATCGTCTTGCCGTCGTCGTAAATCGGATAATCCTCATCGATAATTAGCTTTTGATTAGTCGTATTAGCTAGAGCCTTACTTATTGCTACTATTTGGCTTATTAGTGCTTCATCTGCTCGTATGGTTAGTGTTTGCATTATTAGTCCTTCATCTATCTTGTTTTATTTGTGATTATACACTAAACGATATAAAAAATTTTACCAATAGGCGTGGAGAAAACGTTAATTTTGAGTAGCGTAAAATTTAGCTACTTCGCATAATTTTTCAGAATAGGTATAAATATCCTCGATCCTATCAAGTTGAAATCTTGTTTCATTTTTTTCGCTATCCATTATGCCTATTTGTTTTTTATTGTCAGTGAAATATAGTCTACATATCGGCTTTCGGTTATTATCATTAAAAAATATTGCAAAGTAAGATTGAGCGTCTCTATGTGTTATATTCTCTACATTTGTAACCGCCGCCAATATTGCCCTAACAATATAAAAAGCATCTAATTCCTCTTGTGTTGTTATGATCTTATTGTCGTCTTCTTGTGGTGGTAGTGGCTCGACTTCTTTTTTTGTTTCTTTATCTAATGCTGATGTCAGTCTATCCCTTACCATATCATTTATACGTTGAGCAAAAACCGCTTTTAACAATGGCGTAATTTGGTCTATTCTTTTTTCGGTAGCTACCTGATCGCTTATTTTCTTAAAAAAGAATGCTGTAAATTCACGACTAGGGTTTTCAATCTCTGCCGCTACGATTTTATCAAGTTGATTTGTATACTTTAGATTGTTTGCTGTGTTAAAAATATTTTCTAAGTCAAAATTCTTTTTATGAAATTTCTCAAGCTCAAGCACTTGTGTATCTTTTATTTTTGTCACATCAAAGCTTAAAAATGGCGTTGTGTCCATTATATTTTTTTCTTCTAAGTCGGTATAAAATTTATAATCACGACCATTTGTCAAAATCGCAAATTTGGCTTTACTAACATTAAAGTATCTAAGTAGCTGTGACTCGTTTTTAGCATTAAGCTCCGCCCCTATCTTTTTACACTCAATTAATAGTACTGGCTCATTGTTTTGAAAAATAGCATAGTCTATACGCTCGCCTTGCTTTGTGCCAATATCTTGGGTATATTCTGGCATTACTTCTAATGGGTTGAAAACGTCGTAACCTAAAGCCCTAATAAACGGCATTATAAAAGCGTTTTTTGTCGCTTCCTCTGTCGTTATACTTGCCGCTAATTTTTCTATATTAGTGGCTATATCTTTTATTTTTAACTTTACTTCATCCATAAAACACTTCCTAATGCAAAAATATTAAATTGATTATATCACAAACACCATTTTATTACAGCGTCTATTTTTGACACATAATGTATCATTTTTAAGGAAACAATAAGGACACGTATTGTATCATTATCCCATCAAAACAAAAGATAGGCTTCAAGCGTAAGCTGACAGAGTGAGCCTCCTGCGAGTTGCAGGTCAATCACGTTTCAATCTGAAGCGTCAGTGATAGGGCGAAAAGCTATCACTCAGTACCAGCCCTGATTTAGGATAGTTTTTCACAGGGGTTTTAATAAAACGAAAAACACCACTTTTTCTAATAAAAGCCTTGCTTGCTTAAAGCGTTTCGGTTAGTTTAAAGCCTAGAGTTATCACGCCCTTTTTAGTCCAAAATACCATTTTTTGACTATTAGACACCCCGCCCGATTTGTCCGGGGGGTCATTATTCTATCTTTGTTTTTGACTTATGGCGAGCAAAGTTTCTATTAGAAAAAGGAGCTTGAGATGAGAAACAAGCAAAAATATTTAAAAGTAACGTTTGACGGATGCACTAGATACTCTACAAGAGAGCCAAATTTTTACACCTGCGAGGTTTATTTTGACACATTGGGGCTGGTGCTTTATATCCACAAAGATGCGCTTATGTTGCTAGCAGCAAAAGATAAAAAACTAAACCCAGTAAAACTAAGTAAAAAACAACTAGCCAGCTTTAAAGCTGAGTATGTTTATGAGATAGTTTAAGGAGCTTAAAAATGAAAAAGATAATTAGATTTTTTCGCATAGTTTTCAGCAATGGTGGCGAGATAAAGAATATCGCCTATCTAAATATCAAAAGAGGCTAAAAATGAGTTTGAGCTACGACTTAGCACGTGCCGAAAGCGACGTGGCACGCTTGGATTTTGAAAAAGAATACGACGAGATAGTAAGCGATCTAATAGTTATCTATAACCGCTATTACGATACTTTTAAAAATGGGCTTGGCGACAATACTGGAGCGATAATCGATTTATTAATAGAAAGATGTAGCCAAGACTTTTTCGCTTATGCCGCTTTAGTCCATGTTTTATGCTCTGAATTTCAATATACCAACGAGGGCTTTTTAAGCTACACAACCACTTATAAAAAAAGTCTTGAAAAACTACGAGAGGAGGCTGAAAGAGATGCGCTCTTATATTCTGATGAGGCTTGTTGAGTTTTATTATGAGCCAGGTATGACGGTAGGCGAGTTTTTAGAAATTATAAAAGGACTTAACAATGCTAACAAATAAAGAATACCACGCACGCCCTGAAATATCAAAGAGTGACCTTGACCTACTAGCTCGTAGCCCATTGCACTTAAAAATGAAAAACGAGCTTAAAAGTGAGCCTACAAAAGCTTTGCTCTTAGGCTCCGCCGTGCATAAGCTAGTGTTAGAGCCAGCTGATTTTTCAAATGAGTTTAGCGTGGAGCCTGACGTTGACAAACGCACCAAAGAGGGCAAAGCGATCTACAACGATTTTTTAGAAAATTTAGGCGATAAAACCCCGCTTGATATTGATACTTTTGGCTCAGCCGTAGAAATAGCGAACTCGGTTAATTCTATGCGTGAAACAGCTATATTTTTAAAAGACGGACTGGCTGAACAAAGCTATTTTAGTGAGATAAACGGCGTTGCGGTTAAATGTCGCCCTGATTTTTACAATGAGAAAATGGGTGCAGTAATTGATCTAAAAACAACTTCAGATGCTTCGGCTGGTGGCTTTGCTAGATCGGTAGCTAGTTTTAATTATCACATACAAGCAGCGTTTTACAGCGATATTTTAAGAAGCTTAGGCAAAGAAGTAAATTATTTCTTATTTATCGCCGTTGAAACGAAAGCCCCTTATTTTGTAGGCTTTTATGAACTTGACGCCGCAGCAATAGAGCAAGGTCGCAAAGCATATCTTGAATTATTAGAGCTTTACAAATATTGCCGTGAGCGTGATGAGTGGTGGGGTTATGCAAAAAAAGACGGCGACAAGATAGAAGCGGTGCAAACTTTGAGCTTGCCAGCGTGGAAGTTTTACGAACAGATAGCGTAATTTAAAAGGATAGATGATGAAATACAAGCAAACAAATATCGTTAGCATACGCCTGGATGATGAAACGCTAGCAAAACTAAAGGACGACGCACAAAAAGAGTATCGCCCTTTGGCTATGCATATAAGAAAAATTTTAATGGAGTATATTAAAAAGGCGGGGTAAAGCCAGGGTATTTTTCATCACCGGCGACGTTAAAGTTAGGGTCTGGTACAAGCCCTTTATCGCTTTCATATACTCTTATAAAATCCTCTATAATTTTACGTATTTGTAGTGCCATAGGGCGGTATTCTAAATCACAAATATAAGCCAGTTTTTCTTTGGTTAATGGGTCAAGCCTGACCGATATTATCTCAGTTTTATTTTGTGTTTGATCTTGTGCTTCAATGTCTGCCATTTTATGTCCTTTGTATTTTTAAAAAGTGTAGCAAAAATAAAAATAATTTTGAAGCATACATTAGAATACTTGACAATACATAATAAAAAATGTATTATTCTAAAAATGTATTCAATGTAATACAAATAAATACAAAAGGATTTTAAAAATGAAAGCCCCTACTACCGAGCAAACAACGATTTATTTAAGCCATATACAAAACGACTTAGAAGCAGCAACGACTGAAATATATACAAAGGTCGGAGCCGTTATGGCTTATCTAAATAGTGACAACTACTTTGTGAATGAGAAATTTAAAATAAAGGATCAGACAATGGATAATTTAATTATCAATAACCAAGAAATTAAGTTGGAGGTAGCCGACGACCAAATCTGGACTACCTCTCTACAAATTGCAGAAGTGTTCGAAAAAGAACACAAACATATTCTAGCAAAAATTAGAGAGTTGCCACAAGATAATTTTAACGGGACAAATTTTCGGCTCGTTGAATATATTGATAAAAAGGGCGAGAGTAGACCATATTATCTAATCTCAAAAGACGGCTTTACTCTTTTGGCTATGAGTTTTAATGGCGAACGCTTTTACAAATTCAAAGTTGCCTATATCAATGCTTTTAATGCAATGGCTGACGCACTTAGAAATAAATTTAAAGCACCCACTAATTACAGAGAGGCTTTAGAGTTTGCACTAAGACAGCAAGAACAGATCGAAGCCTTAGAAGCACAACGCCTTGCCGATATGCCAAAACTTATTTTTGCTGAAGCAGTAGAAGCTAGCGCCACGAGTGCATTAATCGGCGACTTTGTAAAAACTCTTTGTGATAGCGAGGTGAGAGTTGGACGCAATAGGGTATTTAAATGGCTAAGAGATGAAAAATACCTAATGACCGATAACTTGCCTTATCAAAAATGGGTAGAGGCTGGATATTTTGAAGTTATCCCACAAATCATAGTGACACCAAAGGGCAATAAAGAAAAATTTACAACTAGAATAACAGCTAAAGGGCAAGTCGCACTAAGTGTAAAAATAGTAAATGCTTTTAAGATAGCAGCATAAAAGGATAACAAATGAACCAAATACAACCAAGAGAGCAACAAGCGAGAGCTTTAGTTGGCTCAAAAATGAACCAAATCTCAACCATAGTTGGCAACGATAAGGCTAAGGCTTCAATTTTTGCTAGTGCTATCGCAAATATGGCGAACGATTATGGTCTAAGGAATTGTAGCGTTGAAAGCATAGTAAATACAGCTATGCAGATAGTCCAAATCGGACTAAACCCAAATAAGCTTTTCGGTCAAGCCTACGTAGTGCCATTTAAACTAAAAAATGGTGGCGAAACCGCTCAACTACAAATAGGCTACAAAGGGCTTATTAGTTTAGGTATGAAAAACGGCTGGAAATTTAGAGCAGTAGCCGTTTATGATTGTGATGATTTTAGCTTAGAGTTTAATGGGCTTGATGACAAGATACACTTTACGCCAAATTATGATGAACGAAGCGACGATGACGGCGACTGGGTATTTAGCCATTTGGTGGGTGTGATCGTATATGCAAAAGACAGCAATGATAATGTTTTCAGTGAGTTTGTCAGTAAGAAAAAGCTCGAGAAATTGCGCCTAAAAAGTCAAAACCAAAGCAAAAAAGATAAGCTTGAATATATATGGCTAGACTGGGCAGAGGAGATGTATAAAGCCAAAGCCTTAAAATACGTTGCTTCACGCTTACCGATAAATGATCGCCTAGCCGAAGCCGTGAGCGCAGAGGACGAGCCTATCACAAAACAAGAAACTAGCCAGGCACCAAAAGCTGGACTAAATGAGCTTTTAAGTAGTTCGGAAAAACCAAGCAAGCCAACTATCAACCAAGAGTTGACAATTCAAGAAGCCGAAGTGTTAGATAATGCAATGCCTCACGATCTACTACAAAGCGAGCTAGTAAAAAGAGGCGCTAGTGAGGTTGAAGCTGAGAATTTGGTCGAGAGGCTAAGCATCGACGAGGCTACTGCCTATCTAGATGACCCAAGCAGCATAGATGCCCTATTAGAAAAAGTCGAGGGATAAGTAATGAATAAAGTAATAATGATAGGACATTTAGTTCGCGATATAGAGCTAAGATACACACAAAGCCAAATGGCGATAGGCAAAACAGCCATTGCCGTAACTCGCAAATACACACTAAGCGGAGAAAAGAGAGAAGAAACGTGTTTTATTGACATCACGTTTTTTGGCAAGAGTGCAGAGATAGCAAACCAATATCTAAAAAAAAGGATCAAAACTTCTGATCGAAGGAAGACTCAAATTTGACCAATGGACGGACAACAACGGGCAAAACAGAAGCAAGCACACGGTAGCCGTCGAAAATATGACAATGCTAGGCGATGCAAAACAAAACAATCAAAGCTATCAGCAAGGAGCGCCAAAGAAACCGCAACAGCAAAAACAGCCTGCCGACGACTACGAAATAGACGTGGACGCCGACAAATACGATAACGACGAAACGATACCATTTTAGGGGG